CCTTCGTGACACACACAGCCGATTCGTTCCGCTTATCTCATTTCCCAGGCTGATTTTGTTGGCTGCCACCAGTTGCAGTTTATCGATAAATATCAGATGGCTGAGCGTTTAAAACCTGGCGGCATTTTCCTGCTCAACACGCCGTACAGCGCAGATGAAGTGTGGTCGCGCTTGCCGCAAGAAGTTCAGGCCGTGTTAAACCAGAAAAAAGCGCGCTTCTATGTGATTAACGCGGCGAAAATCGCCCGCGAATGTGGCCTGGCGGCCCGTATTAATACCGTCATGCAGATGGCTTTTTTCCATCTGACGCAAATTCTGCCTGGCGATAGCGCCCTCGCAGAATTGCAGGGTGCGATTGCCAAAAGTTACAGTAGCAAAGGCCAGGATCTGGTGGAACGCAACTGGCAGGCTCTGGCGCTGGCGCGTGAATCCGTAGAAGAAGTTCCGTTGCAACCGGTAAATCCGCACAGCGCCAATCGACCGCCAGTGGTTTCCGATGCCGCCCCTGATTTCGTGAAAACCGTAACCGCTGCGATGCTCGCCGGGCTTGGTGACGCCCTCCCCGTTTCGGCGCTGCCGCCAGACGGCACCTGGCCGATGGGCACTACGCGCTGGGAAAAACGCAATATCGCCGAAGAGATCCCCATCTTGAAAGAGGAACTCTGTACCCAATGTAACCACTGCGTTGCCGCTTGCCCACACTCAGCTATTCGCGCAAAAGTGGTGCCGCCTGAAGCGATGGAAAACGCCCCTGCCAGCCTGCATTCGCTGGATGTGAAATCGCGTGATATGCGCGGGCAGAAATATGTCTTGCAGGTGGCACCGGAAGATTGCACCGGTTGTAACCTGTGCGTCGAAGTTTGCCCGGCGAAAGACCGTCAGAATCCAGAGATTAAAGCCATCAATATGATGTCTCGCCTGGAACATGTCGAAGAAGAGAAAATCAATTACGATTTCTTCCTCAACCTGCCAGAAATCGACCGTAGCAAACTGGAACGTATTGATATTCGTACATCGCAGCTGATTACACCGCTGTTTGAATATTCAGGTGCTTGCTCCGGTTGTGGCGAGACGCCGTATATTAAATTACTGACTCAGCTCTATGGCGACCGGATGTTGATCGCTAACGCCACTGGCTGTTCTTCAATTTATGGCGGTAACCTGCCCTCTACACCGTATACCACCGATGCCAACGGTCGTGGGCCGGCATGGGCGAACTCTCTATTTGAAGATAATGCCGAATTTGGCCTTGGTTTCCGCCTGACGGTCGATCAACACCGTGTCCGCGTGCTGCGTCTGCTGGATCAATTTGCCGATAAAATCCCGGCGGAATTACTGACGGCGTTGAAATCAGACGCCACGCCAGAGGTTCGTCGTGAACAGGTTGCAGCTTTACGCCAGCAACTCAACGATGTTGCCGAAGCACATGAACTGCTACGTGATGCAGATGCACTGGTGGAAAAATCAATCTGGCTGATTGGTGGTGATGGCTGGGCTTACGATATCGGCTTTGGCGGTCTGGATCATGTATTGAGTTTGACGGAAAACGTCAACATTCTGGTGCTGGATACGCAATGCTATTCCAACACCGGTGGTCAGGCGTCGAAAGCGACACCGCTGGGTGCAGTAACTAAATTTGGCGAGCACGGCAAACGTAAAGCGCGTAAAGATCTTGGCGTCAGTATGATGATGTACGGTCATGTTTATGTGGCGCAGATTTCTCTCGGCGCGCAGCTGAACCAGACGGTGAAAGCGATTCAGGAAGCGGAAGCGTATCCGGGGCCATCGCTGATCATTGCTTATAGCCCGTGTGAAGAGCATGGTTACGATCTGGCACTCAGCCACGACCAGATGCGCCAACTCACAGCTACCGGCTTCTGGCCGCTATATCGCTTTGATCCGCGTCGTGCCGATGAAGGCAAACTGCCGCTGGCCTTGGATTCACGCCCGCCGTCAGAAGCACTGGAAGAAACGTTACTTCACGAGCAACGTTTCCGTCGGCTGAATTCGCAGCAGCCAGAAGTGGCAGAACAGTTATGGAAAGATGCTGCAGCTGATTTGCAAAAACGCTATGACTTCCTGGCACAAATGGCCGGAAAAGCGGAAAAAAGCAACACCGATTAAATGCTCTGGATAAGGATTATCCAATTCTAAAAAAAAAGCCCGGACGACTGTTCGGGCTTGTCTTTTTATATGTTGGAAAATCAGTGGCAATGCAATGGCCCAACAGAAAATAAAATCTGTGACAATAAAGGCATATAACCCGCGCAGAATAACGTATAGCAAATTAAAAGTATAATTTTTATTTTGTATGTATTATCTTCGATACATTCACCAGACTTATTATCATTTCAGAGGAATTATTTGATTAAGGTTTTACTTAAGGCGTAACAAATGATATTTATCGGCTAACTGAACTTCTCCTTTAGGATGTTTTCACTCCCCGAAATGGGGATAAAAGGCAAATAAAATAACTAAAGGATTTATTCAATGAAAAGCAAAGTACTGGCACTTTTAATTCCTGCCCTGCTCGCCGCTGGTGCTGCACATGCAGCCGAAGTTTATAATAAAGACGGCAACAAATTAGATCTGTATGGCAAAGTTGATGGCCTGCATTATTTTTCTGATAATTCAGCGAAAGATGGCGACCAGAGCTATGCGCGTCTGGGTTTTAAAGGCGAAACCCAAATTAACGATCAACTCACTGGCTACGGTCAATGGGAATACAATATTCAGGCAAACAACACTGAATCTTCAAAAAACCAGTCATGGACCCGTCTGGCATTTGCCGGGCTGAAATTTGCAGATTACGGTTCTTTCGATTACGGACGTAATTATGGCGTAATGTACGACATCGAAGGCTGGACCGATATGCTGCCTGAATTTGGCGGTGACGCTTATACCAATGCAGACAACTTTATGACTGGTCGAGCCAATGGCGTCGCGACTTATCGTAATACTGATTTCTTCGGTCTGGTAAATGGTCTGAACTTCGCGGTGCAGTATCAAGGTAACAACGAAGGAGCCAGTAATGGTCAGGAAGGCACCAACAACGGACGTGATGTTCGCCATGAAAACGGTGACGGCTGGGGTCTTTCCACAACATATGATTTAGGCATGGGCTTTAGCGCTGGTGCGGCATACACCTCTTCTGACCGCACCAATGACCAGGTTAACCATACTGCGGCGGGTGGTGATAAAGCAGACGCGTGGACTGCTGGGCTAAAATACGATGCTAACAATATTTACCTGGCAACCATGTATTCAGAAACGCGTAATATGACCCCGTTTGGCGACAGCGATTATGCTGTGGCAAACAAAACCCAGAATTTTGAAGTCACTGCACAGTACCAGTTTGATTTTGGTCTGCGTCCGGCAGTCTCTTTCCTGATGTCTAAAGGCCGTGACCTGCACGCTGCGGGTGGTGCAGACAACCCGGCAGGTGTTGATGATAAAGATCTGGTTAAATACGCCGATATTGGCGCGACTTACTATTTCAATAAAAACATGTCCACCTACGTTGACTATAAAATCAACCTGTTGGATGAAGATGACAGCTTCTACGCTGCCAATGGCATCTCTACCGATGATATTGTCGCTTTAGGTCTGGTTTATCAGTTCTAAATCCTCCTGCCCGCTGTTATGGCGGGCTTTTTCTGCTTATTCTTCCTCCTTTGATCTAAATTAAAAATGTGAACTCCGTCATTACACAAAAAGTGTCATCTGGCGTTACACTTTATGCGGATACTAAAACAGGAGGTTTTATGAACAGAACGATTCTTGTCCCTATCGATATTTCCGATTCAGAATTAACTCAACGCGTGATTAGCCACGTTGAGGAAGAGGCAAAGATTGATGATGCAGAGGTTCATTTCCTGACGGTAATACCTTCACTGCCCTACTATGCCTCTCTGGGTTTAGCGTATTCCGCAGAATTACCGGCAATGGATGACCTGAAAGCGGAAGCCAAATCGCAACTGGAAGAGATCATTAAAAAATTTAAACTGCCAACCGACAGAGTGCATGTCCATGTTGAGGAAGGCTCGCCCAAAGACCGCATTCTGGAATTGGCGAAGAAGATCCCCGCTCATATGATCATCATTGCTTCCCATCGACCGGATATCACCACTTATCTGCTCGGTTCCAACGCCGCAGCTGTAGTGCGTCACGCAGAGTGCTCCGTGCTGGTTGTGCGCTGACACTAACGCCCGCACATTGCTGCGGGCTTTTTGATTCATTTCGCAAATGTGCTGACATTTTCCCCTCTAATCCGTACCATACACGCCACAGTTTTTTATATCAGATTTCTTATGCTGGGCGTTCCGGCATGACGCATACTCTTCTGATGCCATATAACGAATTGAGTCGCTTTTAAATGTCGCAAAATCAAGAAATTAGTAAGAAAGAACAATACAACCTGAACAAGTAAGGGCAAAAATCACAACCATCTGAGGTGTAAGAGTTTTATTTATTTTTCAATGCGTTAAGTGTTATCAGCAACAACAATAAGCTACGATAATCCACTCTTTTGTTGCCCCATTTTTGCCCCTTTTGCAGCGTTTTGCCCCATTTTTGCCACCGAAAAAATTCCAAAACTTCTCAACCTCAGCACGTTCTTGAATAAGGCATATGACAATATCCTTTACGATTTATATGCTGTTATAAAAATCCCCAGTTGTCAGCAACAACTGGGGATTTACTTTTCAGGCCCAAAAGACGTTCACTACGACTCCAGATGTGAGCATTTACGGGTCATACTAGTCGGAGCGAAGCCCTTGATGGTGTTCTTTTGCTATTTCCGCCACTAATTGCCGCAACTCCATAAAGCAAACTACTCAATTCATCGAGAGGTACGTTAAGCTCATCACTCAACTGAGCCAGATAAATGCCGTCTCCAGCCAGAGCAGTCATCATTTTTTCTATAACGAGTGATCTTTCGCGCTCAATTCCCCCCGGCTCGCCGGTTCGATACCCCTTTGCCGTCGCATCACGTATCAAACTATTATACTGCCATTCCGTCAGCATATTTAGATTGCGCATTCTGACAATCAGGGCCATAGCCGAAACTTTCCAGAGTGATTTCAATTGCACAATTTTATCAAACGTCGGGACCACCATCTTAACGGCCATCACGTTTTCCTGAGGCATTAGAAATGCAGAAGCAAAAGCATCCGCTTCACGCTCAGCATCCTGCCCTTTGACTTCCCCTTGACGATGAAGTACTAGGTGAGCCAATTCATGTGCGGCATCAAAACGGCTGCGTTCACCTGACTTGCGTGTGTTAAGAAAGATATAAGGGACATCATCTTTCCAGAACGAAAAAGCATCAATACTCGCTGTTTCCTCTGAAAGCCAGAACACCTTAACTCCAAATTTCTCAAGTAGATGAACAACATTGGTGATACTCTTCTTACCAATCCCCCAAGCCTCGCGTATCGCTTGGGCAGCGACCTCAGGCTCACTTCCACGGAGATTCGGCAATTGAGGCGAAGGAAGAGTAAAGCGAGCATTAAAATAATCGCTAAGCATAACCCCTAAAGCACCTGCACCAATTGCCGCATGCTGGTCAGCAGCTTTTGTTGTGCGTAATGAACGAAATGAAACAGTCAATGGATCAATTGTTTCAACATCATCGCCAAAGAAAAAAGCCTCTGGATAATTTAAAGCACTAGCGTATGCGCGTACCGTCTCTGCCGTGGGTGCATAAAGACAATAATCTTTTTCGTATTCAATTACGATACGACTAGATAACCCGGTTCGCCTCGCCAGTTCTGCCAAGGTCAGTTTGCGTCTGATCCGCGCTAGCTTTAGTCGAGACGGATTAAAAAGACGTTTGACATCATCAACAGTGTTACTCATTTGCTTTCAACTGAAATTGATATGTCATCATCAAAATCCTGTTCAGGGAAAATATCCGCACCTTCAAATTGCAGAGGAGCTAAAATAATTCGCTCACTCCACGCGCTTACTCTGGCAAATCCGTCCTGATTCACCATCCCTACCGGATACGACACCTCACAGCGAATTTCTTTATTTGCCGCATCATAATAATACAGAACGATATAAGTTCGGGTGCTATCTATCGGCGTGATCTCAGCTTTGCCTGAATGTAAGGTATCTGCTTGGAACATATCGAATGTACCCGGATTGTTGTGAACAATCGAGCGAGTTGCCTCTCCCTTTGCATTTTTGGTTTTAGGCAATCCATCAGGACGCCCGGTATGTCCGTCACCTGAGGTAATAATCAGATTAACCCCTTTGCTTGAATTAACGACCATTTCCATGCGATTGACTACTTCAGAAGACCAGCCGTTACCCTTACCAATCAGAATACGGCGAAGCGCGGCAACCATCTCACTCCAAAAGCGGAATCCAGCATCCACTTTAGGGTGGAGCTTACTGGATTTGCGTCGCTCGTATAAAGCAGACATTAACGCATCGCGAATATCATTTTCTGTAAAGCCCAGTTTACTAAGTACAAAATCCGAATCAATTCCTGTATGCAGAACACAATGAGGCATATTCATGAAAGTTTCTCCCATCACTTTTACTTCTTGATTTTATCATAAAATTTATGAAAAAATCAAGAAGTGACACCCTACAAGCGATTGTAGACTTTCTCTTGTTTTCTTACGTTCCTGCTCTCCAATTGCGCAATTGATTTCTTCAACAATGTGAGAGTACACATCATAAACCTCCGACTGCAGCCAGCAACCGGAGCCTCATTCTTCAGATACCAGAACAACTCACTGCGACCTATTCGTTACTCAACATTAAATGCTCGTATCGCATCTAAATCCTCCAGAGTGTCTAACGCTTCTTTCTTCTCTCGCTGACGGCGATAAATCTCGTCATTGCGTTCAACAACAGCCTGCGCCATTGCTGCTGCCAGTTCTTCCGGTTCCGGCATTGACAGCTTCACCTGCTGGTTTTCCGCATCGCCCCATACCATGGTTTTTCGCGCTGTGTCAGACTTTGATGCCATTACTGCCGGATAAAGACGAGCCATTGAGTCGGGGCCAGCATTCCAGGTGCGACCGTTCCATTCGAACGTGAACGGCTGCGCTTCCTGTTCTGTGCTCCACACCTCGATTTCCCGCTTTCTGGCATCCTTTCCCACGGCGATAAGTTCTGACGTGACGGTGAATGCAGGGCTGTCCAGTGGCGCTTTTGTTTTCGTCTCGTCCGTGACGGTTTTGACAGCCTTTGGCGTGGCTGCCAGTTCTTCGCTGTCGTTGTCTGTATCACTACAGAGTTGCGCCAGACCTTTTTTGTCGTGGAAGCATTGCTTCCCTTCAGATCATCAACTATCCATTGCGCCTCGTCCCTGTGCTGTTTCGCGCTCTGCTGCGCCTGCACCACAGTTTCCTGTCACCACATCGGCAACTGTGCGCATCACACCTCTGAGGTGTTTACCCGGGATTTCAGAGTTATGTGGCATCCGTACATGGGGATGCCTGCGCCATCAATCAGTGCACCTGATATCACTACAGACATAGTTTTTCTCGCGATAAATTAAATCAGGAAGAGGCTTCCAGAGAGACGGGCCATTCAATGGCGTTATATGAGGTTTTATCAGTGATGGTGCTGAAATCCATCGCCTGCAGCGATTTCGCGTAAATGCGGTACGCTTTCAGCTTCTCCCTGTCGTCGTCACTGATTAATCCCAGCAGCAGGTCTTTTTCCCATTCGCTGGTCATGATGCTGACCCGTTGTAACAGGGCATCGCGCTCATCTTCCGCTTTAAGTTTGTAGTCGAAGACAAATTTATCGTCGCGGTAAAACCAGTAACCAGGCACGGTAATACGGCGGTTAGCGGTAATATCAGGAACTTCAATAACACTGGCGTTACGGGGTTCAATGCCTGTCACATCCTTACCGACCCAAACCACGCGCCCGTCTCCGGTGTAAACCATTTTTATGGTGTCACTGGCAAAATTTTTCAGCTCTTCATACCAGTTTTTGTCATCTTCCGAAAAAAGCCAGGTGATACCATGTTGTTTTGTCATCTGATATTGTTCTGCGGTTTTCGGATTGCCTGCAGTAATATTTTTTAAATGCAACATTGTTAAACACTCGCCACGTTATACCAGGTGCCGTTAATCAGTTTCTGAAGCGGTCGGTAATACACGCCGTTGACGTTATCCGCTGAATTTTTACCAGTATCCGATATCGATATCCCTGACAATCCGTGTCCCGCAGGAGCGTGATATGTCCAGGAGATTACATTGCTGCCAGGTTTGTAATACATTTCGGAACCATAGCGCACATCCTGCACGCCGCCATTTCGCTGCTGATAACGGGCATCGAAATTTCCATAGTTTGATGGGGTCATCTGTCCGTTTACAGCGAATGTGATACTGCCATCGGTATTTCTCTGGCTGTAAAAATGCCAGCCGGAATCATCACCAAGCTCTGCAACTACAGGTCGGGATGAATTACCCCATAAATTAAACGTTGCGTTTTTCGTGGAGTTGTTGGCGCTGGATAACGTGAATTTTTTAGCATTTCCGGCCTGAATATTTTTTAACGCTATCGCCACACCATTCTGGAAACGAAATACATGCTGTCCATTCGCATAAACATCCAGAATGCCGTCGCCGTTTTGTTTTATACCTGTATCGTTATCCCCGAAAGCAATTGAGTTTCCGCCCAGCGCGTTCTTAACGCCGATACCCAGTGCACCATTGACCTGAGAACCACCGCCAACAGACACTTTATGCGACATGGATATCTCTCCTGTCCGCAAATTAATGGTGAGCGGACGCAGGGGACCAATATCTCCATTCTCGCCCTGACCTTCACTAGTAGGGATAAGGTGCAGGCACTCTTCAGAACGGCGAAAAATAAGGCCAAAAGCCTCGTTAAAAATCCTCAATGCATTAACACCACGTATTTTCAGCTCCCCGGTCATCAAATCACCAGATTTTTTTACATATCGCAGATCAAAATCTGAATAGATATTGCCGGGGTTTATCACACTGAAATAGCTTTTCTCGCTATCAAGAAGGCAAATCAAAGGAATACCCTTAATGATATCATTCGCTACCAGCTCGGACTTGTTCCCCTTATAAAGTGGGAACGTACCAAGAACCTTTCCGCCTAGTGTTAGTTGAAGTGTCGCCGCGTTGGTATTGTTCTGAACGGGGAAAACTATAATCGGAGTTCGTAGCGTCCAATCTGTACCTCCATTAACAAAAAACGTCGAGGGAAGTTCCAGCGTCAGTGCGTTTGCAGTGCCACCAGTAACACCCGCAATATAATGACCGCTCTGAAGCTGCGCTATCTGTACGAAATAGTTTTCCGATCCACGCGTGGCAAAGTTAGCCACAACGTCATTAAGGGACCAACCTTTCGCGGTTGTTCCTTCCTGCCCACGAATGACTTTCAGCACATCACCGCTTACCGATACCAGGTGACAAATCTCAAATGCAGACTCTTTATTATCGGTAAGCGTAATTTTTGCATAGACGCGTTGCCCGTTCGATTTATTTTCAAAATCGGCAGAAAGCAATTTTGCAAATTTAGCTCCCGTGCCCGGCATCACCGGAATATCAGTCTGAATCGTCGTAATATCACCAGCCAGTGCTGAAACAACGTTATTTCCGAATCCAAGAATCATTTTTGAATCACCGTTGTTGCATAGGAATAAATAAAAGGGAGTTTTACATATTTCTGGTCAATGGCATCTTTCAGAAAATAGCCTATACCATCACCATATTCTGGTATCTGAATAGAAAAAACACTGTCCGATACAGTCACGCTCACATCAAAAGTGTGCTGCAACGGCGGGTCTATTCCGTTTTTCCCATGAATGAACCGTGCCACACGGCGCTTTAACCAGTCAATGCAGAAATGCGAACCGTCAGCCTTATAAAAATTCCAAGTTAATATTCGCTTGAAATAATCATCCGGAACATACGATGCCTGCCCCGGAACATAATTCCGCATTGCCGCATAAGGGATTGTATTGTATTCAATGGTATCGTATGCGCCGCGTGCAATAGCCTCCTCGGAAACCTGTAGTAAAGGCCTTTCAACGCCATAAATCCCGAGAGCAATCCAGTCCAGCAATTGCCCGGTTATTGATTCCGATGTCCAGCATGGCAATGCCAGATTGTTGAGTGAATCGAGGTATTCCTGAGCAATTTCATTGTATGCATCAAAGAACGCAACAACATTCGGATCATCTCTGTACTGCACAAACGGATAAGCAGGGAGAATTTTTTCAGTCAGATATTGCATACTTGTTAACTTGAACCTGTGATACCACCGTCGAAAAATAGGAATAGGTATCGCCATAAACCAGGCTTGTGTCTTTTGCCGGAGGAACAATATGGCCATTAATGCCAATGCTCACACTGATTGTTGAGATCAACGTCGCATCAACCAACAATCTGACGGAACTGGTAAAAATATCCTGGATTCGCAGCAGATTTATCGGGTGTCCGACTTCAATAGAATTGATGTAATCAGCAACGTTTTGCTGCACAGCCATAGCAATACCCGCCGGATCAACATAATCATCAGATACAGTGTTCCAGGTGATTAGCACCATGACGTTTTGTGATGACGGGATAACGAACGGTACCTGATAAACATCTGGCGAAACGGTTATTGAAACCGTGCGTTTTTCCACTGCCGCACCAGATGGATTGCTAACATCGTTGGTCAGTTTCGAAATATCCGGTACAGATTTGTAAATAGCATAAGCCACATCATACGGATCACCGCCACCAACAACCGCAACCCATTTCCCCAGCGACGACTGCCGGAAAGAAATCAGGTTTTCTCGCACACCGCTTACTGATTTGAGCATCGCTTTAAAGCAATCCGGTGTTCCCTGCACACCAAACATGCCGGACTCCATGACTTCGGCGCGGTAAGATGCCCACGTTTGCGCCTCCTGACCTGGCATCCCTGCGGTAAGGTTCGTGCATTTTACAGGCTGATCTTTGGGTACCGATGTAATGACCTGCGTTACGGTTCCTTCCGGTACAGCCCATGAGCCTGACGTTGTGGCCACACAGTAGACTGGCTCAGTCTGCCCGCTTTCCGGCACCACCGTATCGCGGGAAACTGCATACTGGTAGTTGCCGTCACCGACAACAAATCCTTTAGGGATACCAAACCCCGGCAACGCCTCAAACACCACGTATACCGCCGTATTTGTACTTAATCCCTTCTGTGCTCCATAAATGTTTCCGAGTTGCATCAGTAACGGAATATTTGCGCCGTATGGGCTTACGGAGTTAATAAGGTCCACCCGCGCCTGGTCTATTAATGCCAGCGCCCCGACAGCCGTGCTGGCAAGGTCTGTAATAAGCCCCGCCGGAAGGTTGGCTGTATATCCAGGTACTTTTTCGGCAACTCTGGTGATAAGATTCGCGAGCAAATCATTGGGTGGCGTAGGCTGCGCCCCCGCACTGGTCATAGTAATTGGTATTTCTGACATATTTACTCCATTAAAAAACCCGCTTTCGCGGGTTTTTTACTTATTCAACCTCTTCTAAACTGCTCACTCTGGACCCTCGGCGGAAATTATCATCATTTTTAACATACTCATATGAATCCAGAATCAAACCAGATATGCGAAGTATATCTTCCGGATTAGTTATATGTATCCTTTTACCATCCGTATCAAGTCGAGCTCGTCTTATTTCATTCAACTGAACTTCACTAAGCGAAATAGGTAATGTTATAAATGAAGATTTTTTATCATAAAATCTTAACAGCCATCTATTAGTTTTACCATTCAATAGTACACCAAAATATGACTCAGTATCTTTATATTCTATATTATCTTCTGTTTGTATGATTTGTTTTACCCTTTCAAATAGTTCCAATTCTTTGGCTGTGGTTATTATGTTGGGGTTTTCTTCATCAACAATGGCGTTATTAACTTGTGTATCCGTTGCATCATTTTCTTTAGTTTGCTCTACCGGTTGTGTAGATAGCCCGGAAACCACCATTGCGCTAACAGCGCGCTCAACGGCCTGTTTAACTAATGGAGTCACGAACTCAAGAAATCTCTGATTAAGTTGTCTCTCAATATTTGAACGACTAGCAACATATCGAACAAACTCCAGATCAACTTCACGAAGACTAGAACTGATTGTTTTAGTAAATGAATTCAAATAAACACTTTCTTCAGCCAGTGTCCGTAAAGCCTCTGGTTTGAATTTATCATAACGAAAACGAAATAATTGTGTAATATCGGAGTGAGTTAGAGAATCCATTCTTATTTTTAAAAACGGCGTTGAATCCATTATGTTTTTTTGTTTCAAATCCGTAAAAAAACGCCATTCAACACCATTTGTAATGGCTGATATAGTAACTTCCGGTGTTGAATTAAAATATCTTGATAGCTGTGGGCAGTGATTATCAATTTGTTCTGAAAACGATTTCGCCTCAATGAACATCACAGGAACATCATGACAAAATAAAGCGTAATCAACCCGTTCATTAGCCTTAACCCCGGGGAAGTCAGCACTATACTCAGCTTTGACTTTTCTTGGATCATACGGAGTAAAACCAAGAATATCTAGTAATGGCATAATGAGTGCTTGTTTTGTCGTTTCTTCAGTTGTACAAAACACCCCCATTTTTGCAACATGCTCTGTGTGTATTTTTAACTTATTTGCAAAATTTTCCATGCTTGTCTCCTCCATGGTAACAATATGTATTTTGCAAATCCGAAATAATATATGTCAATATGCTCCAGCTTAGAAAATTACTCGCCCCCCTAAAATATCTCTCTACAGCACTCCAAACCAAGGTAAAAGTTTTATCATAAAACTGTGATTCATACCGGCACCTGCGTCCGGTAACTGGTCCCATTAAAAAACACAACATCGATGTTATAGGTGGGGTTATCTGCTCCATCTACCTTTGAAATTGCCAGTGATGCAAAATACCCAGCAAACTGTTGCTGAACCATGTTCACATAGTAGTCTGGGTAAATCTGCTGCACGATGCACTGCTGTGCAGGAATACCGTAATTCGCGTAAAACGGCGACTCCCCCAATCCCAGCTTTAACGTCTGAATGAGCGTCGTCAGCCAGCCGTAGGAGAAATCACCGTTGGCGTCAGATTCTACTGCAACCCATTTTTTGTTGCCGTTCGCGTCGGTGACGCGGCCCCATGTTCTCATCGTGCCCCCATCACTTTAACTAACTCTGTCAGTACTGGTGAAAAGGCAAATGCTAAAGCTACGAGTGCAGCGGTGTAATACATGCGTCGTAAGGTATTGCTTTTTGCCACTAATTTTAAGGCTTTCACAATCCAGTCTCCTCCGCTAAAATTAATCACGGAAGACCTCCAAACATACGTAATCATCCCTTGCGTATTCAAGGTGAGAAACAGAACCCCCCGACTGGGCCAACAGTCGGGGGGTTCGTTTTATGGTTAGAATTTAAAGTGAAATGAACCGGTATTAACCAGGATTTGGTTTCTTCGACGTAATCGTGCTGCTGCCGCTTTGAACACCAGTCACATCGTGGCTGTGGCCGCTGACGCTCACGCCGTTGATAACTGCATCCATCTCGACATTAAGAGGACCAATCAGCGAAGCGGTTGTATCCTTCATCTGGGCTTTGTCCTGGACGATCGGTCCGTTGAGGTGAATTTTCCCGTTCAGGAAAATATCTTCGGCCTCGAGGTAAACAGCTTTCGACTTTTGCCTGATTTCTTCCAGAGCCACCATTACCGAGCTACTGCCGTCCTCTGTTTTGAGGATCGCGCCATCCGGACCGTACAAAACGATTTTTTGCGGATCTTCGTCGGACCACTCCTTGTTTGCCAGTGGCACGAAAAACAGGGGAGTGAGCGACATCGAGTAAGAAAGCGTTGCCATACCGGTTCCCAATCCGGACACACCGCGCAGTGATACATCAGCGGCAATTGTTACTCCTCGATCGCCCGGCTGTATCGGGTAACGGATATACGGGAATGTGGCGACAGGGATTGTTATCTGCGGGAAGTTGATCCCCTCCGGCAGCATATCAAACTGAACTGTCACTATTTGCCCGCAGATATCGACAACATGGCAGGGCAATTCGCGGCCTTTAAGCTCGGCTTGCTGGTTACCAGAACTGGTCATCATCTCCGACAGTGTTCGGAGAAACGGTAATTTTTGAGCGTTTGACATTACACCCTCGCCCAGTTCTCAGCATATGCCTCAAATACCGTCACCCAGGCATCGCCATCGGCTGTCAGATACGAACCAATGTGTCTGACTGATTTCACAAGAAATTTCCCGGTGAACGTGGTCGAATTTTTTGCGATAACGCTGGGTACCGTTGTATTAGCCATCACAATCGACGCAGCGCCAGAATATAGCCCCTCCGGCAGTTTAACCACATCACCACATCTGATATCGCCTCTCATAGGGCATTTGAAACTGACGGTAAACGGCGCTATCCATGTCGGCTGCCCGACCAGTTCATGGGCATGAATTGTTTTTGGCTCACCCCACTTTGCCGATGCGTTATCGTAGATTCGTATTCTGTCGGAAAGAATACTGATGGCGATTCCGCTATACCTTTCATTACGCATCATCGCAATAGAGGCGTTTTTTACGACCATAGCCAGCGAACCAATCTCCGTATATTTGCCCGTCCACGGCTCTGGCAAAACCAGGTTGTCGCTGACTGTGCAATCAATAAGTTTATTGGGATATGCTTTTTGCAAAGCGCGGACTAAAACATCGCCCACCCTTTCCCCTGCTTCCCCCTGCCCCTCAATTGAAAAAGGTTTACCGTCATCGGTTTTGCGTATGCTTGGATTTATTACCAGGTTTAAAGTCTGGTTCGTGCCGATCCAGTTGGCATAGGCCAGATAAATTTCACCATAGATTACCTCCCCCTGTTGATCCTTATTTGCCAGTGGTAACCCCTGAACAAAGCCTGCTTTCATACGTACCAGACAACCCTGCAAACTTACGCTTTGCTTCAGCATGTCAATTGGTAATCCATAGATCGTCAGCATCGTACCCGAACAGACTACATCCAGGCCGGTTACTTCAAAGTCAAATTCAACATGCAACCCACATCCTGGTGTTTCATTGGTATCAAAAGGTCCAATGGGTTTTCCATTGCTATCCACTGGCGGCTTGCCTGTTTTAGGATTAATAATTTCCAGTCGGTAATAACGCATTACGAAACCTCAAACTGATTCGTACTTTTGCGAAAAACAAGTTTCCCCGGTGAGCAAGGCAGCGCCAGATTGATGTCGTAACTGTCAGGTGACGCGATCAAAGGCATGTATACAATCACGTCGCCTGAACTGTCTTTCAGTTCCAGGTAGTAACGATTTGCATACAGATTAAACGGAACGCGGGCGAATGTTTCATATTCTCCGATTCTGGCCGTGAACTGAAATGGTCCTCGCCCGTCAGGTTTGAAAGGAATTAACGTTGTCATAAGCCAAAACCAAACTCCTGCACGACCTGGTTCTTAATACCTGACCACGATAGCGCCCCGTCTGACGGCATCCCTTTATCAAATTTATCCAGAACGCTCGCCAGCGTTTTTACCGTTTGTTCGACAGACGACAATGGTTGCTCAAACTCAATCTGCCAGGTGTGCTGAACCTGCTTGTTCTGCTCAGAGAAACCGGATGTATCGATAAACGACCGCATCAGACAGCGCGTGTAGATGAAAGATGGCGTCATTACGGTGTAACAACCGCCATACTGGTTATGCATATCGAGCGCCATTTTCAGCGCCGTGAATGTCATCCCCTTAGTGATGTAGCCACCGTCCTCCGTTGATGCCGGACGGATCATCTGCATGACTACCCGGTTAGGCTTCTTGACGGTCGCATTCGCTGCCGTTACCTGGTTATAGAAATTCAGGTTGCAAATATCCTGCTGAACCAACGTTGTCCCCGCCATCGGGGTAAATGCCGCCATCGAGCGTGTACGAATCTCGCCATGCAGCAGACCGTTCACAATGCTTAGGCCTTCGGTCAAAACAGCAATCGGCATCACCCCGCCGGGAATTTTCGACGCTATGCCATCAACTAAAAGAATGGGCGATACTTCAAACGCCAGTTTGAAAGCTTGTCCAAAGTAATTAAGTGACATGGTTTACCCCGGTATTTGTTGCATTCCGGCGAGTTGTGCCAGTATGTCGGAACCTGGTTTTTGTTGAACGTCGAGCCTGATTACCTGAGAAGTATTATTTGGTGAATATACGTTTCCCCGGTTCATTGCCAGCGCCCGCATCACATCATCGCCACTTACTGCACGAGCGGCGTCCCCATTTTCATGGTTAATAATGCCCTGAATTAGCTTTCTCATTATCTCAAAATTAGAACCATCGATTTTCTCCTTAACACCTAATCCGGTGTACTGAGAGAGATAGCTTTTATAGGACGATGTGTTATTTCCATCAGATGAAGGGGCATAAATATCAATAATCTGATCAATCGTATTTTTGCCGCGTTTCAGGTATAGCATTACCTGCCGATCTAAGGCAGCAATGCCTTCCAGCATCGTCGGGAAGCTGGCAAAACGGGCATTTGGCCCCGATTCCAGGGTAGCCCCTTTTTGTCCTGCGAAATTAAGATTTCCGGGATTGTTATTCCTGATCCCTCTGGATAAATATGCAGATCTGTTTACTTGATTTGAAAATCCCTGCAATCCTCCAGGCCAGACCTTACCCGGATTGTTTTTTTGCCACTCCTGCACTTCGTTAAAATAATCAAAGTTGAAACGCCCCTCCAGCCCTTTCATTTCCTCACTGGTGGTAGGTGTGTCATTTGTAGGAATAGCCAATCCAGCTACTGTTCCGGCTGTAGCCCCAAGAAGACTTCCACCAACAACACGGGCGGCAACTCCGGTCGTTGTGGCTGCCACAGCACCAACTCTCGATGGTCCAGCAAGTACTGCGGCCCCAAAAAGCCAGGGATGTTCAACCGCAAAACCAACAAACCCGCTAAGTGCCTTAACAACCTTTGCAACATTTTCGGCAAAATTATTCAGGTCGTTATTAAAATCCGGGCCATTTACATACTTACCAAGTTTATCCAGACCTGTTTCAACATCAGTCAAAATTCTTTTAAAGTTCTCACCGTTAAGGAAATTTAGACCAGCATTCTTTACACCATTAGATATTCTAATTAGCTGTACAGAGTTACCCGACATTACCCCCTGAAATCCGCTGGTAAGTTGATCCCAGTTATTTTCTAAGTTGCTGGTAAGATTCTGATACTGGCTTGTATGTCCAGAGGTGAGCAACGAGTCATTCTGAGAAGCTCGCGATAAAAACTCTTTGTTGAGTTCAGGTATTTTGTCCTGATATTTGACTAACTGGTTAGCAATACCAAAATTTACCCATCCAAGGCCACGACCTCTGAGCATGCTCTGAGTAAGTCCAGTTCCCTCATACTCCTTTGCAAGAGCAGCAACTCTTTCTAACAATACAGGAAGATTTTCTGCTGCCCCTTTTTTAGGATTTATCCCTAATCCAATTAGCCCGTTGTAGGCAGGATGCTGAGTGTCATTTTGCGCGGCTGCCAGTGTATTGAGCAAATTACCAACACCGGAAAAATAAGGCGAATAAGTGCTTTCTGCCGCCTTTAACTCTCCTGGCGTTGCCTGCAATTCATCAGCATTTTTCTGTTTCTCTACAACATTACGAGCCATCATGCCAAAGCCAAACGGCCCGGCAACACCCATAACCGCAAGTTTTGTCCCCCACGATACGGTGGTTTTAAACAGGTTGTTTAATCTCGAAGTCGTCGTCCGTAGCGTAGAATTGATCTGCTTGTAAGTTTTCAGCGTCTGTTTGGCGTTTTTCCCCAGCCCGCTGAGGTACTTATCAAACATCGTTTCGCCGCGACCTTTATAGTTGCTCACCAGCGAATCAGGTGTTTTCCCGCTGCCAACAAAGCGCCATTTTTCATCCCTTAAACGTCCATCAGTGGAAGCAGCCAGAACTGGCGCGGGTGAAGATGGTTTCCTGGGAGCCTGATTGGCTTCTCCGCCTGTGGTTGTCTGCCAAGAGCCACCTCCCGGACCGGTATTTGAAGGTATTTTAAGCGGCGTACCGGCAGGGCCAATCATCAGTCCGTTGCGATACTTTTCAAATATCGCCTCAAGCCGCCTGAGGTGTTCTTCATTAACATCCAGCGTCAGAACTGGCATCTGGTTACCAGCCATCACAATACTCCTGCGGGATTTTTGAATTTGAGCAGCTCACGAAACTGAGCTGCTGTTTTTACATTTAGGCCGGAATCTGCACAGATGTCTCTGAATCCGGCTCCGGCTGAGTAGTCGAGGATGTCGCTGATGACGTGTTCGCCGTCGCGCCAGAACTGGCGGCTGATTTCAATGTCGGCAATGAAGCGATCCATTCCGTAAGATTCAATAACGAGCATTGAGTGCTCCATACTCCATTGACCACATCCATAGTCCCCTTCGCCTGCTCCGGTGAATTTATCGACGAGACGCATGTAAAAAAAATGAGCTCACCCGCCACTTCATCCAAATCAATGATTTCACGCTCCAGCGCCATATCGAGAGGGATTGTGTCGTAGCCTTTACCCTCCACTGGGTAAACAAGATTTGCCAGGCGAATGACCTCATTAACAAGTGTATTACGGACCCCTTTATCACCTTCCCAGATATTAGAATCACGCGAGATCCGCTCCAGCATCAAAAAAGCGATACGCGGACCCGCAACGACGCCAAGACCTTCTGAAAAAATGGCAGAAAAAGTTTTACTCAGAATGAAGAAATGCTCTTTAAACACCTCTTTGCTAATCGGCGTGGCATGGATCCAGCCATTATCCTTTTCTGTCCGGACAGGAATAATCAGGTTTAAATTTCGCGCGATTTTCATACCAGATCCCACATTTCAGAGTTGATGTAATACGTACCAGTAATGGTGATGGCCACACCCGGCTCGCCCCCGGCGAAGGTCATATCCTGCACGTTGGTGATCGCCGTGTTATAGATATCGAAGTCACCGAACACCGTGCTGTCGCTATACACTTTTGCGTCGCCGATCGTGGCATTCTTTTCCCATTGCGTCTTGAATTGTTTTCCCAGCGCCTGGCTACGCAGCAGATGAACACGCGCCTGTAAAATCATGTATGGCTGCGGCGACTGCACGGCTCCCGTCATAGCGGGTAAAAACTCCGTGATATTGCCCTGAAAGGACAATTCGACGCCTTCTTTTGCCAGAAAAGAGGCGGACACATTCAGTTCAGAATGGGAGGTAAATTTAACGCTGGCGCGAACCCGGTTAAGGGTGCCAACGGGGATCATTGGATTAGGCACGGTTCAGTCCCTCACGAAAGCTGCATTGTCACATTGATGTTAAAAATGATTTCGACAAATCCGCGCATCGGCGTATAGGAGGCCGAAAGGCCTGCATAACGCCCGATACCGTAATCATTGGGATTAGTGTTGATATACTGGCGGAAAGGCACTGCATCGACGACAGGCTGACCGTTGACCAGGCCGTAAGATACGCCCGTATTGAACACCGCCTGTGCGACCTGCTGCAGACGGTCGATCCCGTCCTGGTTGTAGTAAAGCGGGTTAATTGGGTTATTGCTACCGTTGATCACCGTGTTGGCGAGCTGCATATCGACATTAATCTGCACCCAGTCCACGGAATACCAGTACGTCATATCGTTACCGTCACTGGTAACGCCTTTCACCAGAATCGTGTTGGAAATTCCCCCCTCAGCCCCCGTGTCGACGTAGTTAATATTCTGCTTCGTCATCGTGACCAGAATTGAATTTTTGCCCTTGTGGGCGTTTACCGCCTGTAGATAACGAAATGCCATCGGCGGCACCTTGTTGATTTCTGAAGGTGATGCGGAAACATAGTTCCACATTACGGCTGCTGCCGCGTTTGTCGCCGGGTACGTATCATCCGCCGTTGCAATAACCGACTTAATACCGGCATAAGGCGAAACGTAATTCGTGTCGTCCGGCGTTTTCGTCAGCACGAAGAAATACTGCATCGCTTCGTTGGCGGTGTGGAGTTTTGCCAGACTGATAAATTCTGCGTCACCATCCCACCGCTGCGGCACCAGATACGCATAAAACCGCAGGAGCGGATCTTCCATATAAGCTTTCAGTGCAGCGATTTCCTTACTGACCCCGCCTTTCTGTACTCCCAGCTCCAGCAGGTAAATCCCAACTGAATTTCCCTGGGCAAAAAACGTGTTTACTGCCGTCACCAGATTTTCACTGCCGACAATGGAAAACTGCCCCAGTGTCACTGGCGAACCGGAAAGCTGAGAATCAGCAATCGTCCAGGTCAGTGTTTTTTCATCCGTGACGGTAGCAGTATATTCGCCATTCCACGCGTCGGGCGAACACCCGGAAACAACAATTTTCACCTCAGAACTGTTTTCGCGTCGGATGTTGCTCCCTTCCGGAAGCGTCATCGTAACGGTGACGTTTGCCGCAGATTTTCCTGCGGCAGCCGCCGACAACGCAGCAATCGGATTTTTAACCAGATCGTTAATATCCTGATTGCTGGTGAGTAATACAGGCTTCCCCGGCTCATGAGTCGTGGAGCCAAACGAGAGAACCGCAGACATCTGCTGCAGATTCGAGGGTATGGCCCCGATGGTCTGGGACACATTCACCGTGACGATATTAAACCCCATTATTTAACCTCATATTTACAAATGACTTTTTCAATCAACTGCCGGGATATTTCCCGGGCGGTGCTCTGGTAGTAATTCACGTCAAAATCGACAATCTTTTTCTTCGCCAGAGCGTTGATTTCAACCTGTCCCGACTTTGCGTCCTGAACCACCGGAATATTGGTTACACCAAACTTTTCCTCCTCCAGCGCCCTGTTCACCACCGAGTCGACAAGATCCAGCGCCATTTTGTTGCTGAATCCGTAAAGCGTCAGGCGAACCGAATCCTGGACGAGCTGGAATCGCTCACCACCGAAAACAACGGGAGCCATCTGCAAAGGAATACTGTTGCGAACATCCACCGCGATATACGGAGGGCGAAGGTTCTGCGGTACCAGGTAAGACGGATACACGGTCGCGGCATCTTTCATTTGCAGCCAGATCGGGATGCTGTTGGATATGATCTGCTCGTCGCTGATATCCTCCTCGCAGTCGATAATCTGGGAACGCATGGTTGGCAAAATCGCCATGCCGCGATAATGAAAAATACCCGACTGCTGATAGCGGCTCTCCATTCGAGAAAAAGCGAACTGGACGCCGCCGTACTCACCGAGATAGATCGCATCGGGATTTTCCACATTAAAATCATCAACCTGCTGAACAGGCGTGAAAATAATGTTGTTCACATCCTTCGAGACAGACTCGTCCTGAATCGCAATAACCTGACGATGCAGGCTGCCTTTGATTTTCAGACGAGTTGGTGACTCAATATTCAGACGACACAGTTCATCGCAACTGATGATTTCCGCATTAACCCAATAGACAAAACCATCCAGCGGCAGAACCTGCCGGACATAGAGCCTGAACGTGATTTCCTGGTCTGACGAGATGGTTTCAACTGCGGATTTAAGAACGGACGAGAGCTGCGAACTGTGCTGTCCGGCTAATTCTTCAAGACTCGGCATTGTTATCTATCCACGCTATAAAGCTGCCCTTAAACAGGCCGCCATCTATGAATGACGGGCGCCGCTCCCCGATATATTTGTCCTTAAGCCTTGAGTTAACACCCTGTAACGCAGCCTGGGTTGGGACCTGATTTCCGTTGATCGTCATTCCGGCCATTTCTTCGGTTTCAAGAAATATATGGAAAATCTTCCCGGTCCCTTCCAGAAAATGCTCGCCAGGTAGCGGAGCCTTATACTTGAAGTGATTGACCAACTGGTACGCCAGTTCAGTACCTGCCTCCTGGATAATCTCGTCCTTATGCATTTCCCAGAAGTGCGTAAAAATTTCGTATCGCTCCTCGAGGTCACAGGCCACGTCAAACGTGGTTTTTCCCGGTTCGTCGCCGTAGTCATACGGCTGGTCGATAACCCCAAAACAAAGTTTCATGGCGTGTAACCCCATACCGTGCCCATCTGCATCAGCACCGCAACAACCTGTCGTCCATACGGATCCTGTAACATCTGCAAATCCAGCAAAGACAGATTACTCAGCGCGTCGCTGATGGTGATCGAACCCGATGTCCCCTGGTCTGCTGCCGCGCTGACAAGCCCGGTAGCCAGTTTCCCAAGGTTGAGTTTTTTTCTCAGGTCGGCAAACCACGAGCCGGGAGCGAAATTCAGGAGAAATGAGGCGGCAGCGTTATAAACCGTTCGCACATAGATGATGGGTAAACGCTCCAGCCCCTGATCGTGAGGGATTAGCTCCATCGCAGACTGAAAGCAACATTCCAGTGTCGGATCATCGTCAGCAATAGCGTGAACCGGTACTTTCATGTCGTCACGAACAAAGCGAATAAACCCCTCCAGTGACGGACGCAGGGTCATTATTTTTTAACCTTAATATTTCGCTTTGTGCTGGGCGGATTTTCCTGTTCGGTGTTAACCGCTTCCCCGGTGATTTCCATTTCAATACCACCTGGTTGAGGTTTTTCGCCACTCTGAATCACTGCCTGATCCACTGCGTTATTCAGCGATACGGCGCTGGCTGCGAGAATTTCTTCTGACAGGGATTCCAGATTTTCCGTTTTCTGCTCCGCGCAATCCTCAATGCGACCAACGCTCACAGGTTTATCGATGGAATAGCAGATACCAGAAAAATTCTTGTCCACCTTGTCACAACGCTGGAATCCGTAAGGCTCATGCTGTCGGATGATGTGGTCGATAATATCGGACTGATTTTCGATCATATGCTGACGTCCGGACGGAATTGTCACACCGAACGACTGCGTTTTTTCGGGGAGTTTGTAGTTGAACGTGTGCGGCTGACGTGAGCAGTTAGCGATGTAGAGCTTCATAAATTTTTCCCACAAAAAAGGGGAGCATTTAGCTCCCCGCGTTATCAGGTTGAACGTTTATGCGTATTTGGCAGACAACAGGGTGATCCCCTCAGGGCGGAAGTTCCAGCCCGGCGTCGCGCGCATGGTATACAACGTGGTCAGGCCACCATCCGGCATAGGGGATGGTATTTCCGTCGGCGCTGCCATATCACAGAACATCACGTTGACGGCCTGCTGGTTAGGAACCAGCGTGGAGAAAATATTGGTGTTAATGGTATGACGCGCTTCCGGAACCTCAATCGTCGGGTTCGTAACGATGATCAGGTCATTACCACCAGCGCCTTTACCGATCAGCGTGTCGTCCTGGCAGAAAATGATGTCGTCGCCTGTCGCCTTATCGGCGACATCTTTAACCATCGTTCCCACCGTTCCGGTACCACCACCAGGACGCTGATAACTGGTCAGCTCAACAATTCCTGTCCACTCCAGCGCCTTCATGAATCGCTGTGGACTCAGAATAACAGTCGTTAATGGCTGCCCCAGCAGCAACATGCGGGTTTTCTGGTCAGCAATCAGGCCAAGCATAAATTTAGCCATCTCGCCGGAATCCCAGGTGGTGTACGAATCGTTACCTTTGCTGTCGTTGCCCAGATTCAGCGTCACTGCATTCGGGGAGTTGGTGATCCCTTCGTTATTCTTCGCTTCAACACCGTACAGCAGCATATTACGCAACATTTGAGCGTGTCCCTGGCGGTTAGCCAAGCGCAGGCCTTCAATCAGAGAATAGCCCCAGCGATCTGCTGCATCAGTATCGAGATAGCTGTATTGCGAGCGGGAAGAAATTCGATAAGTCATCATCCCGTCATAGCCACCAGAGATACTGGAAGACGGTAACTGGCCCGGCAGAGACTGGCTGACCTGCGCCTGCGAGGTCATGCGCAGATATTTCTGATAGACCATCAAATCACTGGAACTGATTTTTACTGCCGGAGCACCACCAGCCAGGACTTCAAACGCCCCGGAAGCCATGCTCTGTTGCACGATCATTTCCGGCAGCACCATTGACGGCGACACAATAGTAGTCGCAGGAGTAAATGCGCTCATTAATTAATATCCCCTTAAATTAAAAACAGGCCGCACGGTTTGCCGATTTCCCAGACAACGTTACCGCCATCCTCTTTTTTCACCGTCAGGTTTCCGTCAACTGAAACCATCAGCAGCTTAATATCCACTTTCGGATTAGTGCCGGGTGATCCCGAATAAACATCAATCATGTTTTTCGTCAGATCCCACACAAAACCACAGGCAGCAACGGTGTTATTTCCATCAGCCAGCGCAACAACTTCTGCACTGACAGGGAGAGGAATGCGGGCACCTGAACCGACGCGGTAATAGTGAACAAAGCCACCCGCGAGATATAACGGCACCGGATTATCCGGCGTGGTAATGCCATGAAATGCCTGATTAAAGACAGTAAAGGCGTTACAGGCGTCATTCGTGGCCTGCTTGATAACCGCCCCGTTAACGCTGTCTTTCGCGGGAGCGATGCACTCGATAACACCGACACCACCCCATACCGGTTCACTGATTTTGCTGTCCAGTCGTCCGGAGCAAAGTTGCAGACGAATTGCCGGATCATCCTGCGCATCCCCCTGCATCAGCCCACGGGATTCGACGTTAAAAAGGCCACCAAATGCTCCACGGTTTTTAAACGGATGAAAGTTAATATCAGCCATTGTTCAGGCTCCCTTGAGTGTTAATTTTTGCCAGACGACGCCCCGGAATTTTGAAGGCACTCAGCCAGACGTTCGGATCGCCCTGATATTCAGTAATGCGACGCCCGGCTTCATCGTTGCGGATACGTTTATGCAGTTGCCCCTGCGTACTCATCATTTCTTTTTCGATGGACTGACGGGCGGCACTGAAAATTGCGTCCTCAAGCACAGCCAGAGTTGCAGAATCCGCAATCGCGCGAATATTGACGTCCTTATGTGCCGGAGAGTGTTTCTGCATAGCGATAAGCGCACGCTTGCGGTAGTCCAGCGCATTTTCTCCAGAAAACGGTGCTGGCGCGTTTTTACCGCAGGCACTGAATGCGGAGTCGGCTTTTGCCTGTGCTTCGGCCAGGGCAGAGTCATTGCGTTCTTTTTCTGCCTCCTCGTCAGCTTTGGCTTTTTCTTCCGCCTCCTTTGCCGCAGCTTCATCAGCTTTACGCTGTTCCTCTGCGGCTTCATCGGCTTTGGCCTTTTCTTCGGCCTCTTTTTTCGCCTGCTCTTCGGCATCCGCCCGCGCTTTGTCCCGCTGTTCCAGTGAGTCCATGCGCGTGACTACTCCATCGATTTTCTGATTAATTCCGCTCATGGCATCGTTCACCACCCCCTGTAACAGGGCCTGGAGTTCTTCTTTTTCCATCTCAATTTCACCTGTATTTGTCACTTCAACCCCTGCGGGGATCCGGTCTTTATCCCACACGCCCAGCGAGCCGTGGTCTTTCGTCACCAGGGCGATGTGATCAACAAGGAAAGGAACGCCTTCGATTAAAAAATTGGTGTCACCTTCCTGTACTTCCACATTTCCTGATGTGCTGTTGAACACCGCCGACGGGCTTGTCGAAACATCCCCCTCAGTGATTTCTTCAACAATGCTCTGGAGGTAAACGCGGCACACCGCCCATACCTCATCACCCCGGATATACGGCAGCATGACGCTACCGACGATCCGCGATTTAAAGTCCTCCTCCGTCAGAACTGCGTCGTCAGGATGGTTTGCGATACCAGTGATGCAATATCCTGCTGGTGGATGAACGACAGAATCTTCACCGAAATCACCGATACCAGTACCGCGCAAAGCGCGTCGAGAGATGTGCTGTGTAGCCCCAGTTTTTCGACCAGATAAGACGCCATGACATCCGCCCCCAGCACGCCAACGATAAACGACACCAGAAAATGCGCCGCCACACGCCAGACAGAAATCTGCTGGGGTATCGTCGCCACAAACAACGCCCCGGCGAATGCACCAAACACAATCCCGAAATCCGTTCCGGTAAACAGTCCAAATACCGTCGCCCCACCGAGCGCCGCAGCCGTACCGGAACCGGATAAGGGTTCAGACATGCTTTTTCCTCCCACAAATAAAAAAGGGCCGCCAGCGGCCCGTAAAAACACCCTGTCAAAGGCACCCGCAGATGCCTTTTGTGTGGTGTTATCTGATGTGATGTGCGCCGGGCGTGGCGCGGATATGAAAAAGGCCCGCCGGAGCGAGCCATAAAAAACTGAATAAAAAAAAACCGCCAGGTGCGGCGGTTAAGGATGTATTTCCGGGCTTGGCTTAGTATATGACCAATCACAGTTTTGTTTTTGTCGATGTTTACAACATCAGAATAATGCATTTAAAGTAGTAAAAATATTTGCTAATAATGCATTATTCCGATGGTGTAAAAAATGGCACTGGAACCGCAACGAATATCACTCATTACAGAACAGGGGGCGCAAGGAACCATAAAAAACACCCTACATATATTATGTCAGTGCCTAACACAATCTCGCCTTAGTTACTGTTGAGCGGGCAGCGGGAATCGAACCCGCATCATCAGCTTGGAAGGCTAAGGTAATAGCCATTATACGATGCCCGCATACTGTGCTGGCCCCCGGAATAACACGAATTACCAAGAGAGCCCGCACTGGTCTTTCCGGTGGCAAACAGCACCCCTGCTAACATAAAAGATAAACACCTTCCAGACGCAAAAATACTAACAACTGTTTTTCAGATATCCAAAATATATTTGGTTTTTATTTTTGAAAATATGTATACATATGTATCATAAATATACAAGCCATATCATAACCGAATTAAAAATCTTTAGTTATCTCTTTTGCCGTCTGATCACCACCCACCGGCAGCTGAGAATTCCGGCACACAATGAAAAAGGCCCGCCAGGGCGAGCCATAAAAACTGAATAAAAAAACCGCCCGGGGCGGCGGCTAAAACGATAAAAGGACACAATATTATAATGATTATTGGGTTTGGGGCATCGGGTGCCTCCCGAAGTATTCCACTTTACGTGGATACTGTGGTTTCCCGCTAAACCGACTCTATAAACCACCCTCGCACTGAGGAACGCCCCAATTCATGTTTTCCGACACAGAGATGGCGCATCACTGGTTACTCCACGCTAAATCCTGCTTCCTTTCGTGGGCAATGCGCCATTTCTGTGTCATAAAAAATACAGCACTGAGTCTGTAACCGATCTCCATTACAGAATGAGGGACGATAAAGGTATTAAAGAGATCTGTTCCTCACGAAAACCGCCAGTGCTGTAAAAACTTGTCCAAAAAACAATGAAGTTGCGGAGAACAGGAATCGAACCGGCATTACCAACCTAAGGCTGATGTAATAACCACTATACGATACCTGCATATAGAGCAGGCCTCCGTAACCACAATAATGACACTGATACTGATAACAGCCCTTCATTATGATTAAACGGATGCCAGCAATGACCCGCAAGACAGCGGGTAACACCCCTGTGAACAGAAACTTGCTGCCTTTCGGGTCGAGAGTAATATTACCGATAATTTATATGACATCAAAAACTAATTAGTTTTCATATTTAAACATATGTATAAATATGTATCAGACGCATACAATTTATGTTATTTCATCCAGACTTCTGATTTCTCACAGGAAATTGCGAAAAAAAACAACATAAAAATGAACAAATTGGGAGTACGCTAACTCCGTTGTCGCAATAAATCACAGTAAGCTCTTCAGAAATAACAGTTCACAAGACTTACATCAACAGTAGTTTTTGTAATGATTAATGTTAACTGTAGCGTTGAAAAGAAAAGTTTTGACGAAATATGGTGAACTAACAGAGCCTAACGAATAGCCCTATTACGCCGAGCTAATAGCGCTGCCAGCTAAACTTGCATGGAATGGTCCGCCACCGAGGACTCGAACCTCGCACAATCAACTTAGAAGGTTGATGCTCTATCCCGATGAGCTAGTGGCGGAATGGTGGCCCTTGCTGGATTTGAACCAGCGACCTGGCGATTATGAGTCGCTCGCTCTCACCACTGAGCTAAAGGGCCGATTGAAAAATATTGACTGAATCAGTTTAGCGCTGTAATCCACCCAACACAACCGTTTAAATCTTGTATGTCAGCTACAATCAAGTAAAAATATCTGAACAACAAGCAGAAAAGTCTATATCCCGGTTACTCATAATGTTTTAGCGCACTTTGACTATATTAATTTCAAATTCATCTGTATGTGCGCTATTAAGTATAACGAAATTCGTACTACCGTGCCTGTACGATTTTGATAAAACCAAGCGATCACCATAGCGAGCAAGAACGTAATACCAAACGCTCTCATAGTGAAGTGTCTGATACTCCTTCTTAAACTGAGGTTTGTACCATCCAGCAATAAGCGAAAACAACCAGAAATAGAGCATGAATCCGGCCATAACACACTCAATCTTGTGATGCCGAATAAAAGACACTTCAGAAATACATTTAACGTAAATAAACTTCCTGCCCGTTCTGACGAACATGGTAATTATTAATGCCACAATAGCGCATAAAACCAATGCATCTGGTACAAAGTGCTGATGAATTACCGAAAACTCCAGAGCCGGAGGAACAAAAAGCAACAATATCGCAAGAAAAAGCCTGACAGCACTCAAATCCTTCATATTATTTTTTTGTTTGATCCCCAGAAAGAAGACAATACCGATCCCCCATCCAGCCAAGAATATAACGATAACTGTGACAGCATAAAACAGGCTTCTGGCCACATCATCAACACCGGCCCCGACAACCCACCATGGAAAGCCATAGTAAAAGGAAGTACCCCAGCCATAGAAATAAGCACTTCCCCACCCAAGACACCCCATGTAAGCAACAAAAAGTGAAGAATTCCTGAGCAGAGTACTGTCACCCATAATCATCCTCTAACAACTTAACAACATTAACTCGCTTTACATAACAAAGAAAATTCCATGTAGTCAAGAGGGTTCAGGAAAGGAGAAACTAAAATTGCATAGCCATCATAAAGTTTAACGTACCAACCTGCTTTTTCAGGTATAAAAAAACCAACCTCAAGGAAAGGCTGGCATAAGAAAAGTAAATAATGATTCCACTAAAACTTCGTCGCAGGAGGAATCCTGTGCCGCTTAACATACATAAAATTTAGACAACTAACAATCACAATATAAAATATTTAAGATTTCGTTATCAAAATACCAGTCAGTAGAGCGCCAGCTCTCCCGTAGATGGTTAAACATAACAACAAAACCCGCTCAATGGCGGGTTCTGGTGAAGTTCATGCGATTAATTCGCCACGCGATACAGCTTTGCGAAGCGTATCGGAATTGAAGCAGTTTATGCGTAAGAAATCAAGCCATTTTTTGAGCAAATGATTCTCGCATGGGAATGTATAGCGCACACTCAGCAACAGCCAACCAATTAGCAATTCGCTTTTCGCATGTGCTAAAACAACACTCTGGATACTGTTCGTTTAGTAACCCGGCCATCCTTCTCTTACTCATTCCTCGCCCCTCATACCGTTGTCGGAGGATGCTAATCAATCCCGGATGTTCTGCCAGCACCTCACTTATAACCCGATCAATACATAACGCCTCTGCATCAGTACAATGCGCCAGCCAGCTCTTTTGCTTACCATTGATCATCTCTCGCAAAAACGCTTCCAGCTCAGGTTTCTCTATTCCCGCTTTTTTCATTCTGCGCAGGGCTTCATTGATGGCTGTTTTCGTCAATTTTTTGGATGCCAACAACTGATTGAACATATTTCCTGACCTGCCACCACCAATATATGACCAGCGCCCCCACATACGTAGTTTTCCCTGAATCCAGACACTTTCCAGCGTAGTGAGACGAAGGTGTTCTCCGCTTTTTCCTGTATTCGTTGGGTAAATCATAAATATCCCTCCTTTCTCCAGATTTCTTGTGTGCGAAAAACACCTTCTGCATGCATCAGGCGTAATTCTTCTTTGGTGTAATCACTGGTTTTTACCCGCCCGTCGATTAAATCGTGGCACGATCTACAGGCAATCGCTGCCTGCATATCGTGTGGTTTTGCCGCTGTTCCGCACGTCCCCGCCAGTCGGTAATGCGCCAGCACAGAAGTTTCGGGATTGTGATTGCAGTAGCCAGGAATTCTGACGGTGCACATCTGCCCCCGCGCCGCTTTACGTAAATCCACCATTACGCAAACTCCAGTAACTGTGCGACCACATTTTCGACTTCCTCCGGAGAGGAAAATTTACGGAACAGGATCCAGTTCCACAGCACATTCAGTACAGATTTATAAACCTGCTGAAACTCGGTTTCGTCCATATTCGCAAAAGCGATGGATTTCGCCCGGCGTCCACGGCTACCGTCCGGATAAAAATGCTCGGTGTAAAATCCGGCCTGAATGGTTATCCATTCGCGAAAAGCGTCAAATGACTTGAGTAAGGCCGTATCCCGGGTTCTGCGAGTCGCAACGGTGTTAAGGTATTGCTCTGCAGCATCACTAAGGGCTGGCGTATGTTCCCGACCTACTGATTCGCACAGGAAATCAACGAAACCGGACACCAGTTCTCGTTCGCGAGGCGTGATCACCCCACCGACCGGAGTCCAGTAATCGAATCCCAGTTGCAGGAGTTTGAAAAAACGCTTGTGGAATGAGTAGTTACGCACACGCTTAAAGTCTGCGTGTATCCACTCACCTATTTTGATTTGATGCAAAAAATCGCAACTCTCCGGCGTCGCCGGGAGAAGTAATCCGGAAGAGGTTTGTTTGACCAGTTGTATATGCGCCATTGCTGTCTCCAATGGCGCTGTAGGTTGCCAGTTGTTCAGGCTGGCTTACGAATTATAACTCATTCCCGAATCACCTTGAAACCGAGCCTTTCAAGATATTCAATGAATGCCTCGATAGATAAAATTACATGATTATCAGGGATTAACGTTGCGTAGATAACTTCCCCATTCTCAACGCGCACAGCAAAGAGGCCATTTTCACTAAAAATTTCACGTAATTCTTCAATTTTCATCAACAGAATCCTTCCAGATAAATAGCACCCCCCTGTTCGGGGTCCATCCCTCTTCTCCCTGCGCGCTACTTAAGTATTTTTGATTCTATTCCGGCATCGTCCATAACTTCAAACGTATTGAAAATAAAAACAAAAACCCGCCGAAGCGGGTTAAGTGCGGGTGCGTTGAAGATGCCTGACACATCATAGGCGGCGAGGGATTTCTCCCTCGCCTGGTCTCTTACTCCTCAGGTTCGTAAGCTGTGAAGACAGCGACCTCCGTCTGGCCGGTTCGGATTCGTACCTCGCAGAGGTCTTTCCTCGTTACCAGTGCCGTCACTATGACGGTTAAACAGATGACGATCAGGGCGATTAACATCGCCTTTTGCTGCTTCATAGCCTGCTTCTCCTTGCCTTTCGGCACGTAAGAGGCTAACCTACATTTGTGAGACATAGATTGGGCCTCAGATTAATGTTAAGCGTCTTGCAGGACGCGTAATGTTAACTGGGGCTTTTCTCTATCTGCCTTTGGTGTTCATGCCCGAGGCAGATAGCCTCAAGCACCCGCAGCAATTCTACTTAACTCTCCTTTTCCCGCAAACCGTTTTTATCCCCAGCGGCAAATCGAATACACCACCAGCGCCACCGCCATCGCAATTCCTACCGTGGTGAATGCCTCAGGCCGGGTCATTGATTCACCTCCTGCGGCGGTTCTGGTAGCGGCATCCAGTGAGTTGAGCTCTCTACTTCGACGCCGTCTTTGTCTACAAAAGCCATCTTATTCCCGCCACGAGTGGGGCAAAAAACCTTATCCCAGGAACCGGGGAATACATTCCCGAGATCATCGAGAAGAATCACATCGCAATATTCAGCAGGAACTGCATCACTACAGCTTATCCAGCCAGCCGGAGTTCCCGGAGAGCTGGTTGACGTTTCCGAGATTTCCCGAAAATTGTTGGTTGACGAATTCTTACTTTCCCGAAAGTTTTCGGCCTGAAGCATGGCGACACGGCAGGCGTTCCAGCCATCAGCATATGTTTCAGTTACACCGTCGAGATGGCAGGTAAGCAAATCCATTTCATCAGGCACTACCATCGCTGGCGGCGCTGCGTAAAGCGGTGTTATTTCTGCCCGAAAATCACCTACTTTATGCAGTCGCACCCACCGTTCGATTTCTGCTTTGTCAGAATTCATAAGGGTGAACGTATTACATTCATGGTTAATTTGCGTGAAGGTTGCCTTCCACGCCACCGGCTCTGCTTCCAGTGATGCCAGTGCAATTTTGAATAACTCGCCCTCTACCTGCGCCATCCCTGAATTTGAGTGGCATTTCGCAATCGCTATTTTTAATTTGGCTTCTTCGATTAATTGCTCTTTGGTTAATTCAGTCATTTTTCATTACCGCCCTTTCAGGCGGCCTCCTGATGTTCTGAGGGTGCAGAAATCCCTCCGGTTAAGGATTTAATAAAATTCACTTCTGATTTAAATTTTCAGTATTTTGTTGTCAGGTGGTTTATCGCCTTTATGCTTCAGTCTTATTTCTCAGCCATACACAAACAGGACCATCTTCAGTGTCATGAATGGAACCAATGAACCAGCCTTCACCTTCCGGGCGCTCCGGTTTCCAAGAGGCAATATCGGGACCATCTGCGTCCAGATTAAAATCATCTTCATCCATAGTTCTGATGGTCCATTGAAGATTATTTTCCTCCATCCATGCGTTAAACTCTTCCGTTGAAATATGTTCTCTACCATCACAGAATTTTTCATATTCAGGATGCGTCCAGCAGCCATATTCATCACGTACTACTGGTATTTCTTTAATTTCATTCATTTCTGTTCTCCCACGTTTTCAGACTTTCACCACAGAACGGACAAAATGAAACCCGCACTGGTAATTTAGAAAATTCACCGGAACGCAACATCACCAAATCATGGTCGCGAGTTAAATTCTCATTCCAGATTTTGTATATCAGCAGACCTTTTCGCGTCGTGTATTCAGCATCATGCTCAAGGGCTTTTGCCAGTACCGCACATGGTTCTATCTGATTGCTATTAACCTGACATTTTGATTCGCTCACAGCATCACCTCCTGAAATTCCCCCTGATAAAACGCCAGCACTCGCTGCATAACCTCACTCTTCCGGCACTCGCGACAGATTATGTTCTGACGCCTGTCGTAGCGGCGTATTTCTCCGTCAGGTAATGACCTGATAAGGTCCGGATCAACCACAGCCGTTTTCTTCACCTTTGCCCTCGATAGTTTTTTGCGGGCGTTTTGCCAGTCCTTACGAGCCTGTTCAGAGGGAAATAGCCCGTAGCCGGAGTTATATACATCGCCACTGGCAACCAGCTCTCTGGCGAGAACGCTCATTAAATATCTTGTCGCACCTGTCTTAGCTTCAAGTTGTCGTAACGTCTCGCGCCCATTCTGGCGCACGAGTTCAACAACCTGCCCCTTAATTTTTTCCCGCTCTTCTTGTGTAAATACTTTTGCCATAAGCGCCTCCGGCAATCACTTTTCCGATACAACACAGCGGGAAGAATCAGTAATCTGGCGAACAATATCCCGGTGCTTGTTCAACTCCCGCAGCGCGGCGCAGACACGCTCCCACTTCTGGACATGGCTTTTCGCCCGACGCAGTTTGCGGTTTGCCAGATGCAGCGATGGCAAAATCAAATCATCCGCCCGCGTTTCGGTAAACGATGGCAACGACTGCACAATGTCCGCTACAGTATCTGTTTTAATTTCTTCCTGTGTTGCAGCCTCCTGTACTGGTAACGCAACACCTGCGGGCTGAGGAAAAGCCTTACCATCAGTTTCCGCTACCGATGCTGCTTTCGGCTCTGCTGGTAAATTATCGCCCGGTATGCAGTAACGAAATTTACCGCCCTGATTTACGCGAATCAGACGACCTTTGCTGATTGCCATTGCCAGCGTTGAAGCCACTTTGCGTGATGTGGTACCAAACAATGTAGCCAGTTCATCCGCCGTTTGTGGTCCGCGTTGTTCAATCGTCGCGGTTAAATCGCACTCTGAGATTTTCGCTACTGTCGCCGTGCTGGTTTCTTCCGGCTGTTCTTCTGGCGCTGGCTGTTCCTGCTGAACGTTGTTATCAGCCACACGCCAGGTGTATGCGCTTTTATCAACGAAGCCAGCCTTTTTCAGTTCCCACAGCTCGTTCAGTACTTCTTCACGACTGATATCAAGTCGCGCAGCCAGCTCTACCGACGTGGCTTTTCCCATCGCTTTCAGTGCGTCAAAAACAGTCTCCATAAATTTCCTCCCGGTAAAAATTACTTTTCAATACCTGGCTGACCAACATTCGGGCGCCAGCTCTCCCAGTTAAAATTCACCCAGCGCCCGCCGTTCATGGTCATGCGATCCATAATCCGCTCGCCGAGCAATGTTTTCATGGCCTCATAGTTCAGGTTTGTCAGCATTCCCACGCTACGCATCGACGCTGTCCGTCGATCAATAATCTGGTGCAGTACCACCTGCTCGTTTTTCGTCTCGCGCTGAATGCCAATTTCATCAAGAACCAGCAGATCCACTTCGCACAGTTCCCGCAAAAATTTTTCGCCTGACTGCCCGTCGTCATAGCTGGCGTGCAGGGCGCTCATAACATCAGCCACGGTAACCACAATCACTGTCTGACCGTCTTTCAGCAGGCGATTCCCGATAGCTGCCGCTAAGTGATTCTTCCCGGTACCAGGTTTTCCGCTGAACGCAAAATTTGTACACCCGGTCATCAGTTCATCGGCGATGGATTTCGCCTGGCTTAACGCGTATCGCTGGCCGTCGTTCTGCACCTGGTAATTCGCAAACGAGCATTTACGGTGCAACGGCTGGATGCCTGAGCGATTCAGAATTTTTTCCACCCGCAACTGGCGATTCAGGCGGTTGATCTCCTCGCTACGTTTCTGGCCTTCAGCAAGTTGCCACTCGCGCCACTCCGCAACCGTTCTGAATGGGGCGGTTACATGTGGTGGGGTCAGTCTGCGGATACGCTCCAGAACGCCTCCTGTCGCAATATTTTTCATGGTCTGTTACCCCCTGAAGCCTGGCGGGATCGCACTGTCCGGCAACGAGACGGTGTTAACCTGTCGGAGCAACGTCTCAGGCCGAACACCTTTCGGCGCGAACAGGCCCTGGTATTCATTGGCGATGCTGTGTCGAATCACCTGCTCAGGTGTAAACCCCTGCTGACGGAATTTTTCCAGTTCCCGTATCGCCCCGTTAGCGCCCTGCTCCGTTCGAATCGGTTTTCGCAATGCCTGTCTGAACCGGACCCACTCATGCCAGAGTGTTTCCGGCAACCAATCGGGCAGCTCAATAGCCTCCGGCTCGAATTTTTTAGACGCTCGTTTTTGGCGAGGGGGATTTAGGGGGAGATCAGTATTTAGATCTTCCTCTTCCTCTTCCTCTGGTAGCGCTTTTTGATCCGTTTGTGTAACGCCGGCAGCGTTACCTTTTCGTTTCAGTTCACGTATTTTTGTAACTCGCTCGTTTGTAACCGCCCGTTTTTTAGAGCTTTTTCCGTTATGGCGTTCAAAGTTAGGTAGAGAAAGCCCAACGTCATTTTCGACCAGCCATCCAACCTGAATTAACGCATCAGCAAAACCAGCCATAAAAGTGATGCGATCTATTGCACTTTTTGTAACGCCGCGAGCGTTACAATCTGCATTACCGTCTATCATTTGTTGATCCGCCCATGCCCAGAAGCGAATAACCTTCCCTAATGCGGCATCTGGATCAATATTCAGAATCTCAGCAAGCCTGAATATTTCCGGCTTATCCGGCGTAATAACCTCGAGCTTTATCCAGTTTGAAGCCATTTGTTTTCACCTTGTAACGCTCGCAGCGTTACATTTAACTGATACCGAACAAAACAATCCGGCACGATTAATTTCAATCAATGCACTACGACAGAATCACCGGGCGACCCACCACCGCTGAAATGTGCTTTCCGGTAAACGGCCTGGACTGCATCATCATGCGCATCAATTGCCGTACTCAACGCTTCCTGCGCCGCCAGTAATGCACGGCGTTCCAGGGTATCGAAGATGCAGAGTCGGTGACGCAGCTCGCGCGGAAGAATTGCCAGAACCGCAGGGATCAGTGTCTGAATTTTTTCCCTTTGCGCTTTCGTTTCACCTTTTAACCAACGGTGATAGATGTTCTGCTGATTATTCCAGTCCTTGCCTGGTACCAGGGGCAATTCGCCGCCCCCCTGGCGCAGATATTCTTCAGTAATTGCATTGGCTACCCATGCCTGCCCTTTTTCAGCGGCCAGGGCTAACAGCACTGATTCGATGTGCTCATGCCTGATTTTCATGAATCAACTCCTGTGCATTTTGTGTGTTAGCCTTACATCCAACAGGTAAACCATCGGTCGGATTCGGGTAGATATCAGGCCGGAGTTCATGAGGTGTAACCTCGAAATTCGTAGCCTCTGCGATACGCAATACCTTTTCAGGGCTTAACTGACTACGTCCAGTAGCAACGAGGCTAATCATTGATTGCGAACAACCAGCCAGCGCGGCCAAACAAGACTGTCGTACACGATTTTTTTTCAAATATTCATCTAATGTCATAAGGGTCACCTTAGTAATGTTCGCCAAAATATTAACTATACTAATTTAAATGATCAATACTTATATCAGTTTGAGATTATGAGCTGTGTTCATAAGATGGTGGTATGAGAAGAAAACGCGAAGAAATCGCATCGCCAGAAGCTACGCAGCGTCTACGCGGAATCTGGGATGCAAAAAAAAGAGAGCTCAAATTGACTCAGGAGCTTGCTGCCGAGCTAATGGGCTTTGAGACGCAATCTACGGTTAGCCACTATCTCAACGGAAAGGCTCCACTTAACACTGATGCGGCATTAAAATTCGCAGTATTGCTAAGAGTTAAGCCTGAAGACTTGAGGCCTGATTTAGCTGATCTGATGAATTACGTCCGTTCCTCTGGAACTTATGACGAAAGTTTCGAAGGCGAAGGGTGGCGGATGGTTAACAAGCAACAAGCTGATTTACTGGATCTTTTTGATATCCTCCCCGAATCAGAAAAAGCAAAACTAATCGAAAGGCTTAAAGGCCAGAATGAACTCTACAAAGAAGCGTTTGAAAATATGCTGGCAGCTCAGAAACGCATAAAGAAATAGCCCCCACTACCTCGTAACTAAACCGCCATCCCTGGCGGTTTTTTTGTCCCCTGCGCCCCCATCGCCTTACTTTTTTATCAAAAAAAACACTAAAATTTTCATTAGGATAGTACATTTTTATCAACAAAATGCATATTTATGTTGATCATCAATATGAATATAACTAATATTATTGCAGAAGCAGCACGGCGCTGTAGGTTTTAGTTCCGCCACCCGGCGTTAAGGGGAGAGATAAGATGGTGCATTACGAAGTAGTTCAGTATTTGATGGATTGTTGCGGTATCACTTACAACCAGGCTGTGCAGGCTTTACGCAGCAACGACTGGGATCTCTGGCAGGCAGAAGCCTCTATCCGCAACAACAAAATGTGAGGTGCGAAAAATGCAAAAAATCGACCTCGGCAATAACGAATCCCTGGGGTGCGGCGTGTTCCCCAACCAGGATGGAACGTTCACTGCCATGACTTATACCAAAAGCAAGACATTCAAAACTGAAACGGGCGCACGTCGCTGGCTTGCCAGAAATACTTGCTAATCCATTATTTGGATTAATTCAATATTCTCGCTGTAGGGGTATAGCAGAAACCACCAAAGCCCGGAGGTGGTGAAATAAAACCGGGCACAACACGAAGTCGCATTTCCGATATCCATAAAGAGTCGGTCTTGTCTGTTAAATTTAAATGGTGGGAGTGCGCCTCCGGTTGTGGATAACAACACTGCTGTGTGTAGTCTTGGCGGCATCAGTTTTTTCTTGAAGTTCGACTGATGTCCGCCCTTTTTAAAGTGAATTTTGTGATGCGGTGAATGCGGCTAAGCGCACGCGGCACAGTTAAAAGTCATGTTAGTCCTTATTGGTTTGGGTGGGAATGGATTGGCCCCTATATTTC